CACCGTAAATAGTTACCTTTTGGAGACTTGAAGCTAATGCTTGCAAAGCGTGTTGGTCAAACTCAGCCGCTTTACCGGTCGCAAGAATAGCAGAGTTAAGCCGTGCCGTTGCCTGTTCCTGCTCGGAATACGCATCAACTAAATCTTTCCCGAAATCAATAAGTTTTTTAACAGCAATGATAGTAACACCTATTTTAGCCGCAAATGCCGCCATGCCAGAGATAGCTTGTTTTGTCTCCGCGATTATATTTATACGGACATCATCTGACGTTGCCATTATTTCCTCTTGTTACTCTCAGCCTCTAACGCCAGGATAATATCGATATACACCGCCGGATGTTCGGCCCACCCGCCACCAAACGGTAAACCTAATAACTTATATTGATTCCACATTTCAATCTGTAAGAAATTAGTTTCCGTGAAGTACCCCGGTATATCCCCGCGCTTGATAACATACTCCGTCTTCGGTATCAGATATTCGCGCTCCACACTCATGGGTAGAATCCTCATCCCATACCAACCCTCGGCCCATAGGTGGAACGCTATCCTCAGTTTTTTGAGTCTTGCCTCGCGTTCATCACTAATACTTGCGTAGCAATCTCAACGTGCAATTCCGGGAATCCTACAAGCGCATTAAACTCCCGCGCCGTAGTAATCTCCTTACCGTTGACCTTGAAATGAGCAATCCCACTAACGCCAAACTTGACAAGTAATTCATTATTAAACTCGATTTGCGGATTACCTTTGTCATCGAATAACGTCTTCTGACACTTCGACCGCTCGGCGTTAGTCAAGTACCGGAGCGTAAATGCCATCGGTTCAGCCTCTTCCTGGTTCTTGTTCCACTCCGGGATGTACTCGACTTCTTTTTCTAAAATTGTATACTCAGCCATATCTCCCTCTCTCCTTTGTTAACTCGTTGTATATGATAGGTTGCTCGTACCTTGTAGGTTATACGTGAAACTAACTTTGTCACCGACTTGCGAATTGATAGTAGCGCCCGTCAGTAGTACCGTCCCGCCAAAGTAGCACGTTGTCCTATCGTACAAATGCAGACTAATAGTCGTACTCGTGCCGGTAGTCGTAAACTGACCAAGAGCATCCCTTTGGCCCGTATCTGACATATCAAGCGAACCGCTTATCGTTGCCGTCCACTCACGCAGAGTAGATATAAACTCTTTAGCAGATGCCCCGTAATACGTTACGTCTGCCGTTCCTATTGACGGATTGATCGCCCACGAATCAACATACGCGAGTCCCTCGGTAGTCGTCCCGAACGATACCCAGCCGTCTTTCCCCATTGCCGCCGCCATAATTCCTCCTTATGAACTCGTAAAGGCAAGGTTACCATTGCCCGTGGCGTTCCATGTCACGCTTACTTTGTCACCGACTTGTGAGTTTACCGTCTGCCCCGTCATCTTCATATTCCCCGACCAATATGAGGCAGGCATGACATAGAACCTCATCGCAATATCTGCAAGTGCGCCATCCTCAAACTGATCCATCAGCGCCGCTTGCTCTACGTCAGTCCTATCCATCGTACCCGTCCAGGTAGCCGTCCACTCACGTAAGCTACTACCATACGCCTTTGACGAATCACCGTACGACGTTATTTCCGCTGTACCAATACTCGGATTCAGAGTCCACGAATCGGTATACGCTACCGTAGAACCTGCAACGGTTATGTATCCATCTTTTCCCGCTGTCGCTGCCATTTCTAACCTCCTATGGCATAAAAAAAGAGCCTCGCGGCTCCCTATTTATTTATTCACTACGCCCTACGGCGTTGTATGATTATAATAATACTTGATTATGTAATCACCACTCACCCACCCTATACCGTCGATGTTCCCCCGGTCCGTAACCTGCTCATTCGGCACAATGTCGGCAACATTGGCTATGATCGTAGTATCAGCCGTCAGCGCCTTTTCGATAGCTACCAATAGGTTATTCTGCTCATCAATAATCTCGGTTGACGATTTGTTGATGCTACGTACGTACCCAACAAAAGAAATAGGAAACTCGCTCTGCATATCCTCACTTGTCGTGCTGGGATACGCAAACCTTGACTTTATCTCCGGCCCGTCATTAAGTCTTACCGCAGGATACAAGTTTTCCGTCAACCCGAACATATTGATATTCACCTGTTGAGTAACGTAGTTCACGCCCGTCGACGCATCTATCGCGGCTTTACAGTAATTGTAAATCGTCTCTCTCTTACCCACTTTTCTGATACCCTATTAGTAAGTCGTCAAGTAACATTTCCCGCACCGCTTGTAGTTTCGCTCTTTTAGTCGGCTCAACAAACGCTCTCTTCGGCAATGTAACACCATGCCCTACTCTCATCCCTAACTCATGTGCAACGCCCTTATACACCTGCGAATGTTTACCTACCACACCGACACCAACAGCCGCCTTAACCTTGTGCCCCTCCCGGTCAACATTCAGCACCTTGATTGACCGGTACAAGTCACCTGACTGTTGCTTCAACCCTGACGCGGTATACCGATGTTGCATTTCCGTTTTCAGTATCTCAGTACTGCGCTTTAGTGAATCCTTGGTGTACTCCGGCATATCCTTCGCAAATTGGTCAAACTTCGCCTCCAACTGCTCAAGAGTCATGTCGCCAGAATGATACCCTTTCGGCATTAGTACGCTCTCCCGTCACGGTACATATCGAGTATCTTTTTAACGCTCCAGGGGAACTCCGGCTCAAACGTCCTGCTTATCCCCTCGTAGGCTTCAGTCCTCATGTTAGTAGGTTCTTTCGCCGTCTTGCGATTCCATAACACAAGCAAAAACTCTTTCGCCGCAAACGTCAAATCATACGAGCTTGAAGTTGTGTACCCCGCGCTGTAGGCTACCTGCACATTCTTCGTACCGGAATCAAAGTAGTAACCGTCAAGCCGTACCCTCCCCGATTCCGTTGACAGCATAATATCGGTTGACGTTACCTGATCCCCGGTCGATGTGAAAACCCTATCAGAGTTTATCGTAATCGTGATAGTCGTAGAGGATAACGGCCAGTTGTTCAGATACATATCGCTCTTGCCGTTGCCATCGTATATCTCAGTATACGTCCGCGATTTGAGCTTGCGCCCGGTCTCGGCATTGAACCGCCACGATACTGCATTTATCAAATCACATACGCCATCGTTGATAGCAGTCGTGGCAGTCGTGTTACCTAAATATGCTTGAGCATCCTCGATACCCAATAAAGCATTGTCTGTATCTGTCGGCATTACTTATCCTCGTATACTCTCGTACTCGCTCCGCACTTTAGACAAATCGTCTCATGCTCATCTAACGTCTTGTTGCTGCATAACTTGCACACTCTCTTATACGGCGGCTTGGCTTTCTCTACCTTCCGTTCTTTCATCTCGTTTTCCATGGGTCTCTTTTCAGCGGTTTCCATTATGCCCCCTCGACGTAGATGTCAAGAAATCCTGTCAATAACACCGCAGAACTATTCGTAACGTCAATGCGTATACGCTCATTAGCCAACGGGAATCTCTCCACCGGAGAATCCGTGGTAACACCCATCACCACACCCGTCGAATCAACCAACGTATGCCTCGGGTAAGCATGCCAGATATCAGTTGTAGCTACCAACCTATACCAGATATACCTGTCGGTAGTACCCTCAACACTCAACCCTATATACGCCGTGGTACTCAAAATCGTGTCCGCATCCGTGGTTGGCCGGTACGTGATACCAACAAACTCCCCATTAAACGCATGCTCTGTGTACTGCGACGCGCCGGTTGTTCCCGTGCTGTCAGCAACCAGCGTGACAGTTTCCTTCGTCAGATACATTTTACTTCTCCTTTTTCTCCCTTTCATGCTCCCACGTACTGTGAGGATACACAAAAGCTTTATTCACCTGCGCGAACGCACCTTGCGCGCCCTCCGCTCGGCTCCGCTCAACTATACCGTTTTGCAATACCATCTCAAAATGATTGCGCTTCCCCGTCTGTTCATCTTCCATCCGCTTCAACCGCTGGCTCATGTAGGATAACTCCCCATCCTCAAAACCATACTGGTAAAAACACTTCAGCAAGTCAGACTCCGGCGGGACGTATACTTCAATCCCCTTACCCCTTGCCAGCCCGATGTAATACTCACACGACGGCCTTTGGCTTTGATACTCGATATCCGTTGCCATGTTGACACCGTAGATATGTATTGCCTCTACCCCGATGTGCATTGCAAGTGCGATTTCCCAACTTATCGTGTTGGTATAATACGCACCGTATTTTTCTTCCAGCACCTTGCGCGGGAACGGTATGCTATTCGGGATATCGTCGAAGTGTTGCTGCATCATTATCGGTATTTTCGCGGTCTGCAACCACTTCAAGTGTCCCTTGTTTCGCTTGCCTTCCTTTATCCACTTGTAGTCGTGGATCTCAAACAGCACGTCAATCTTCTTGACGGTAGGTGCCATGTACATTTCGTTGACTCCCCAGAACTCGAAGCTCGGATCATCATACGGCGCGTCCTCATGCCCTGGCGCGAATCCCACGATACAGATTTTCTTCTTCGCCCCTACCACCAACTCCTGAACGACGGGAGCGGCCACTTCAGCCGCCCCCTCTTTTACTTCTTTCTCATCAATCATTTTACTCCCTCCTATAATGATTTAAGAAGATGTAGACGCGATAACCCACTGTGAAGTAGGACTATGCGCTACGCGAATCCAACGGTCAGTACTCTTCCCAATCAGTTGGCACCACCCGGCCAACGCCCCGGACGTAGTACCCTCGATGATCATCAAGTGAGCGGTCGATGCCGCCCCGGTCGTGATAATCCCTGCATCACTCGTCGAAATGTAGTAACACATTCCGGTAGAACCGGCGGTATTGAAAATCCACTTTACCGCCCCCGCATAGGGCGCAGCAAGGTGCAACTTCCGCGCATCACCGCTCGACGTGATAAACGATAGCCCGTTATTTGTCAGCTCAGAAAGCGTAGTCGAACCAGAAGCGGAACTCGTCGCCCCTGCCGTAGGCCAAACTATCTTCCCGCCTTCCTCAACAGTAATATCACCACCACTTTCGATATCCATCCCACCGCCAGATTCGATGGTGATTTCACCACCGCTTTCAACGGTTATCAACCCCGAACTCGCTACAATAAACTCGGTGCTACCCTGTTTGAGATAGACAAGCGGTTGGTATGTTTCGTCAGCCATATTTATAACCTCCTATATGTGTGGGCCTTTCAGCCCCCGTTAAATTAAGTAGTCGGGCTGACGAATAAGGCGCTATCGATTACGCCAAAATCATCAGTGGATTGCGTAACCGGTCCACTACGCCCGCGGTACCTGATACCAATAACGCTAATTTCAGAAGGCTGCGTAGCCTTGTCAATGTGGACACTCACATACCTCTTCAGCGGCTTGTAAATATCCAACAGTAACAGCTTATCATCCCAATCAGTGGTCGTCACCGCACCCGTACTACCGACCCGCGTACCGGTGTCGTCAACCATATCTGTCGTAGAACTGGAATCAGAATACTGTGCATACATTTCCAATTCTCCCGAGGCAGTTACGGCGTTGATTTTCCCGACAAACAGAACGCCGTCATACCCAGCCATGTCAAGGACCTTCTCACCCTCAAGGTCCGAAGACCCGGCTGTCGTTTGAGTTATGATCGTGTCAAACGCGCAATTACTAAGTAAATTCATTCCTTTCCTCCTTACGCTATGGTTACGCGGACAAAGGCTTCCTCAAGAACAGGCATGCCATCGGTCTCTTTGCGTAATACATAACCGTTTTGATTAGTCGCAGCATACAGCTCGACCAAAACTTGTATCTCCATATCCAGGGCATCGGCAATCCAGTAGTTGCTAAAATCACCGAGTATCCCGACATACAAGCCAGTGGTAAACACGTGAGGCACATACTCGCTCATGATAACCGGGAAATCCAGAATCGTGTCTCCCCGATCACCCTGCAAGCCAGCCCTCCAGAGATAATTCCCACTACCATCTTTCAGCAAGCGA